ACAAAATGAAAGACTGGAAAGCAGCCTGTCGGAATGCCGAAAAGTGGGACGAGTGGGAATACTCTGCGCAGAAATCGGCAAAATCAATGCCGACCGCCACGAATTCCGAGCAGATGAAGCGCAGCGTGGAAGAATACCTGGACTGGTAGGAGGACGAAGAGATGAACAAAACCTGGGTAATGGCTCCGGGTGTTACATATTCCCGGAAGAATTTGGAATCGCTCACTGGTATGCCGGACAGAGCGAACAGGCACATGATCCGAGCCCAGCGGCGGCAGGGGGTGCCCATTGTGGCGCTGCCGGATGGCGGGTATAAACTGGCGGAGACGGACGAGGAGAAGAAGATGCTCCTTGCCATGTACCGCAAGCGGGCACTGGACGAGCTGGGGACATACCGCCGCCTTGCCAGAGCTATGCAGGTGGACGGGCAGATGGAGATGGGAGGTGGAAATGGAACGGTTTAACACTCCGCTGACGAAAGAGGCGGCGAAATCACTGCTGGCTTTGGATTTAGAGGACAAGGTGATTACCAGCTACGAGAAGCTGGACGAGTGGTACACCGCATGGGGCGGCCAGTGTTATGTGTCATTTTCCGGAGGAAAGGACAGTACGGTGCTTTCATATTTGGCTGCAAGGTATCTATCGTCGTTCCGCACACCTCCGTGGCCGCTGAATCTTGTGTTTGTCAACACAGGCCTTGAGTACCCGGAGATACAGAAGTTTGTCAATGAGTACGCAGATTGGCTGCGGAAGGAGTTCCCTCGCGTGACCGTCAACCTCCACCGTCTACGTCCAAAGATGAACATTCGGCAGGTTGTGCGGAAGTACGGGTATAGCATCGTGAGCAAAGAGGTGGCGGGATATGTCAGAGATGCCCGCAGGAACCCAAACGGCTTGAGAATGAAGCGGCTGCGAGGGGAAGCCGTGCGAAAAGACGGTCAGCCGTCTGTCTACAACTGCGAGAAATGGGAATATCTGTTGTACGCACCGTTTGTAATCTCCTCGACGTGCTGCGCCATTATGAAAAAGTCACCGCTGAAAACCTACGCACACAAAACCGGGCAGAAGGCTACAACAGCGACGATGGCGGAGGAAAGCAGATTACGCATGACGTATTGGTTGAATACCGGCTGCAACGCCTTTGAGGGAAAGCGACCGATGGGCAAGCCCATGAGCTTTTGGACGGAGCAGGATGTGCTTCGGTTTATCGTGGAGCGCCAAATACCCTACGCCAGCGTGTACGGCGACATCGTGGCCAGCGACGGCGAAAACGACTACGATGCAACGCTAACGGACTGCAAGCTGCACTGCACTGGCTGCCAGAGAACGGGGTGCATGTTCTGCGCATTTGGCGCACACCTCGAAAAGGGCGAAAACCGCTTTGAGCGCATGAAACACACACACCCGAAGCACTACAAATTCTGCATCGGCGGTGGGGCGTATGACCCTGTGGACGGCTTGTGGAAGCCCACTGAAAAGGGGCTTGGATACGCCAGAGTATTGGACTACATCGGAGTGAGGTATTGAAATGAGCATAAAAATTACCATACCCCTGCCGCCGGTTACAAAGAAAAACAGCCAGCGCATTATGCACAGCAGCAAGACAGGGAAATCGTTTATCATGCCGTCGCAGAAGTACATCGACTACGAGGCAAAAGCTGTGTGGTACTGCAAAAAGGCTGGTGTGCATGAGCCGATCGATTATCCAGTGGAGGTTAAATGCCTGTTTTATATGCCCACCAAGCGGCGAGTGGATTTAACCAATCTGCTGGAAGCTGTTGACGATGTGATGGTCAAGGCGCGTGTGCTGCTGGACGATCACTGCGGCATTATCGTCAGTCATGACGAAAGCCGGGTGCTGTACGACAAGGATAACCCCCGGACGGAGGTGTACATAGCCGACTATGAATGATTTTGATTACGACTGCATGCAGAAAAAACGCATAGCAATGGGTGCATTTGCTCACATCAACAGAAAACGCGGTGGGTGCTCGCTCCCCAGCGATACCCTCACCGAAAAGCAGAGGAAGGAGAAAAACGGAGAAGTGAAAAGCTATAATATCACGCGGCCTATGCCGTGGTCTGAATTTAAGGCTATGCCGGAGGATCTGAAACGCGAGTTTTTCCGCAACATGCAATCTTTCGGCGGAACGGCTAAATGGCTTGCGGAGGAAATGAGCGCATCCGATAAAACCATTAGAGCCTACGCCGAAAGGGTAGGCGCACCTTTCCGGCGTGGCGGAAGAAACGCGGAGATGTGGCAGCGTAAAATCATGGAGTGGGCTAATGCGGATGCGGTGGACATACATACGGCGGATGCGCAGAGCGAGGAGCACGCTGCCAACGATGCACCGCCGAAAGCAGACAAGCCGCAGATGGGCGCAAAGCTGTTGCACGCGCGGCTGGAGATGAGCGGCAATAGGGAGTCCCTGCTGGCAAATCTGCGGGTGCTGCTGCCGGATGAAGGGCTGGTGACGGTGGAATGGTGAAAAGAAGCGTGTTAATCGCGGCGCTGCTTGTAGCAATCTTGGGGGCATTGGGCATTGCGTCTGCCACAGAGGACAGCGGGCAAACGCCGGAGACTGTAGTTGTGCCGCCGGGGGTGGTTATGCCCAGCAATGAGCCGCAGGAGACCCAGGAGACGCGGATGTGCGTATTTACCGTCACTGCGTACTGCCCCTGTGAAAAATGCTGTGGGGAGTATGCAAATGGCTACACAGCCACCGGCGCAAAAGCCACCCAGGGCGTGACGATTGCCGCAGACCCGGATGTGTTGCCGATGGGTACGGAAATCGAACTGGACGGCCATACATACACCGTGCAGGACACCGGCGGCGCCATTGCCGGGAATCGGCTGGATCTGTATTTTGACAGCCACGAGGACGCATTGCGGTGGGGTGTGCGGGAAAAGATCGTGAGGTGGGCCGAATGAAAAGCCCCTGCGTAAAAGAGTGCCCGGACAGGCTCCCCTGCGGGGCCTGCCGGCAGAGCTGCGAGGCGTTCCTGGCGTATGAGGCCAAGCGGCTGGAGGAAAAGCCCTGGGTGGATCAAGCCAATACCGCCGCCCGGGAGCGCTATGTGCGGCAGAGCGCGAGGTTTGCAAAGGCTGGAAAACGACATATGAGATAGGAGGGCCGACAATATGGACGCTGTGAAGTTTATTGAAGAGCGCAGAAGAATGTATAAGGTTACTGGGAAACATTTGCCTACTTTGGCTGAGGGAATACCGGCCGAGGACGTTGTAAAAGAAGTAGAGGCATGGTCTATTGCACATCCGCGTAAGACACGGCAGAGCGTGTTTCTGAAAATGTTCCCGAATGTGATTCTGAATGATAAAGGACAACCTGGTTTCTGCCCAAGGACGTTGGACACCGCATACCATCCGGTTGGAGACTGCGTTCTCGACGTCGATATTTGCCAGAGATGCAAGGATAAGTTCTGGATGCAGGAGGTGGAGTGAAATGACAAAACAAGAAGCTGCTGCTATGTTAGTGCAGTTGTATGCAGACTACTCTACCTTGTGCGACAAATATGCGTGGTCTCCCAGTGATGGGATGCCAGAGGCAGTAGCAATAGCTGTGCAGTCGTTGCAGGAGGTGGAGTGATGGAACGACTGACAAAACGCGTCACCGATGGACAGGCAATGATGGACTGCGAGAAGTGCAAGGATCGCCTTGCCGCCTACAAGGAAACGGGGCTTGAACCTCGGGAGGTGTCTGCGATTGTTAAAGAGTGGAGCGACCTTTGCACTATCGTCGGAGAGTGTGGCGGCATAGACCGCCTGCGGGAGCTGGCCGAGGCCGACAAGGACGGTCGGTTGGTGGTGCTGCCGTGTAAGGTGGGAGATACGGTGTGGATTACAGGATCAGTTCGGCGCTTGTATAGCGAAAAAGTTAGAACATTCTTCTGCGGCAATCCGAGTTATGGTCGCGGGATGGCCGACAACACCGTGCAGATGATTCGCACAACGGGATGCGATATTCCCATCCATGAATTTGGCAAAACCGTATTCCTTACCCGCGAAGAGGCGGAGGAAGCATTGGAGGCGATGAAGGATGAGTAAGGCTGTTATGCTGAGCATCCGCCCGAAGTGGTGCGAGAAGATCTGTGGCGACGAAAAGACCATTGAGGTGCGAAAGACCCGTCCGAAGCTGGAAACGCCGTTTAAGTGCTATATCTACTGCACGCTGCAAGGCTGTAACGAGTTTTTTCGAGTTGATCTTGGGCGTGATGTTGCCAAGTGGAACCGCGGCAAGTGGGCAGACCGCAAGGGCAATGTAATTGGCGAGTTCACCTGCGACCGCATAGATAGACTTGCCCCAGCAAACGAACCGTATGGCATCTATGACATTGACGATGATTATGTATTACAGACTTGTCTTGAAAATGGGGTACTATGGGATTATGGGCACGGAACACCGCTTTACGGTTGGCATATCTCCGACCTAAAAATCTACGATACGCCGAAGGAACTGATAGAATTTCAAACTTGGAAAAAATGCAAATCATGCAGCAAAAGCGGGTACGAAAGCACAGCCTGTATCTATGATGAAAATTGCATGATTCCAGCGGCGATTACTAAAGCACCGCAAAGCTGGTGCTATGTGGAGGAATTGTGATGGGACGGCTGTGGGATTACTGCGCATTCTGCGGAAAGCGCATCGAAACGGGCGAAAAGTGCTACGGTTTGCCAAACGGAGAGTGCGTATGCACAGATTGCTGTGTTGCAGAAAACGATGGCGCGGCTGTATCCAAGGGGAAGGAAGAACAGGAGGACGACAATGGCTGAATACATCGAGCGCACGGAAGAACTCATGCTTGCCATGAACGCCGGGGCGAGAGCAATCGAGAACACGAAACGATTTCATAGTTCTATTTACACCAAGGATGTGTTCTCGGAGAGCCCACAGGAAATCCCATACTTGCAGGCCGCCAAAGTGCTGCGGGAAGTAAGTGATGCTCCCACCGCTGATGTGGCCCCGGTGGTGCGGTGTAAGGAATGCAAGTGGTTTGCGGATAATAACGACGGGGAGTGGTTTGGTTGCTGGCTCTTACAGATCATCCAGATTATCCCAGAAGATGCACCTAAACCTGACGATTTTTGCTCCTACGGCGAACGGAAGGACGGTGAAACCGATGCTTGATGACTGCAAATGGATGCAGGACGAAATATGCGTCAACGCAGATTGCCCGGCGTGTGCGGATTATTGCCCGGTGGCAAATACACCGGGCGTATGCAAATACGAGGAAAGGGGTAATAGCGATGCTCAAAAGGGCAAACGGCAGACCGGTGCCAAATAATCCGGCTAAGGCCTACGAGCTGGGCCGCCTGGATGGCACCAAACAATGCATGGACAATGTTTCCTGTGTGCTGCTGGACAAGTTCGGATTCCATGTACGGGAGGAGACGGCGGACGAGCACGACACCCGTAGCCTGGAATACCTCCAGCAATGTCTTGTGGAGCTGGTGGAGGCCAAAAACAACGGTTATGTAAAGATGGCGGACATCGAAAAGGCCCTGCGGGGCGAATATAAGATGGTAAACAGCGCGGAGTAAAGGAGGGCAAATGAGCAAAAAGGCGACTCTGCCTTATGATGTGCGGTTGGAGTGCATTGCTTATGTGCGTGGGTATCCGCGTCGGGTGCGGGCGTATCGCGAGGCCCAGGCGGAGATCCTGGGCGGGACGCATAGCGCTACGGAGGGCATGCCAAGAGGACAAGGAGCCGGCAGACCCGCCGAGAGCAAGGCGGAGCAGCTGGCCGCCATAGAGCGATGGCCGGAGACGCAGAAGATGCTGGCGGTGGAATACGCTATAGACCGCTGCGGCAGAGATATCGGCAGCGATACAATCCGGCGGCAGCTAATATATGGCATTATGCGCAACTGCCAAGGCAAGCACAAGTATGCCCGTAATCGGATCGTGATCCCGGGGATCAGCGAGAGGACATTCAGTCGGAGGAAGGAGCAATTTTTGATGGATGTGGCAAAATACAGTGGTCTTTACACAAAAGATGGCACAAATTCCACTTAATGATGTGCTACAATAGGTACAGTGGATGATAGGACATGGTCATTCACGCGATTTCCCAATCATCACTTTTCCTCCCTTCTATGCGCCGCCGGTATTGGGCGCACCTTCTGGCACCGAAAGGTCATACCGGCACAAACAGCCTGTAGGGAAACCTATGGGCTGTTGTTATATGCCGTGCGCTCGTTGCACCCCACGATCCGGGGCGGGAGGTCGCACCTCCCACACGGCACCAACAGGACCCCTCGCACCTCTCGACGATGTGACCCAGAGGGGACATATGCGGCATAGGTGCCCCGTAAGGGGAGACCACAGCGAGTGACGGGGACTTTCCCTGAAGCGCTAAAGCAGGGCAGGACTGCAATGCCGCACAATAAAAAGGAAAAGAGCGGAAGCTCCGCTCTTTTTCTCCAGCATACTGTTTTTAGTATTTCAATCCACAGGAAATAGGATCGAATTTCCCGCCGATGCAAGCGCCTCCTGCATCCGACAAGTCAATCATATACTATCCGATGCATTCTGTCAATAGAAAATATCAAAAATAGTGTGTAGCCCATGTTTGAGAGGCCCAAGAGGTCCGCATGGGAGGGGAAAGACTGTTACTGTAGCCAAGGGGTGGGGGCTGGTGACAAAACAGGAGGAAAGCATGGAAATCACAAAACGGCGGCTTGCGGATATTGTGCCGTATGCCGCCAACGCAAAAAAGCATGATAAACGGCAAATCAACAATGTTGCGGAGAGCATCAAGCAGTACGGCTTTGTGCAGCCGATTGTGATTGACTGCGACGGCGTGATTGTAATCGGCCACTGCCGCGCTATGGCGGCAAAAAAGCTGGGCATGGAAGAAGTGCCCTGTGTCTGCGTGGACGATCTGACACCGGAGCAGGTGAACGCCCTTCGTCTGGTGGATAACAAGAGCAACGAGAGCGACTGGGACTTTGACCTGCTGGCTGATGAGCTGCCCGGTCTCGACCTGTCGGCGTTTGACTTTGACTGGGGATTGCCAAAAATCGCAGAAGAAGTTATTGAGGACGAAGCACCCGAAGTTGACGAAGATGCAGAGCCGATTGCAAAGCTGGGCGATATTTGGCAGCTGGGCAGACATAGGCTGATGTGTGGAAGTTCTCTTGCACAGGTTGATATTGATAAATTGCTTGATGGAGCTAAATGCGAATTGACATTTACCGATCCTCCGTATCAGTTGGAAACACAGGGTGGTGGAATACTCAAAAAGGCAAACAGCATGAAACAAATCAAGCAAAACGGAGTTGATACATTTGACCCGTCCATGCTTGCCCTTCAAAGCGAAACAAATATTTATTGCCATAATAAGCCTTTAATTAAGAAATACATCGAACTTGCAGAAACAAACAATCAGCCCTATGATTTGTGTTTTTACAAGAAACTTTGCACCGTGCCTAATTACAAAGGGCACATGATGACAGATTGCGAATATATTGCAATCATTGGAAAGCAAGACCCAAATAAGGGATTGCCGAAAGAAACATACTCAAAGTGTTATATTGGCAAGAAAGACAACGATAACGAGTTGAGTTATTCAAAGCCCGTGGAACTATGTGCAAAGTATCTTCAGCTTTATGGGAAAACTAACATTTTGGATTTGTTCGGAGGTAGCGGGTCGACCCTTATCGCTTGTGAACAGTTAGACCGCACTTGCTACATGATGGAACTTGACCCAAAGTATTGCGATGTCATTATCAAACGATGGGAAAACCTGACAGGGGAAAAGGCGGTGCTTCTGAATGACGATTGAAGAAGCGCAGGCAATCATCGGAAAAACAAGCAGCCCGCACCTAAAGCGGGACATGGAGAAGTTTATTAAACGCCAGCAGAGAAAGGAGGGTGCGTATG